TAACAAGCTTCTCTCCCTTTGTCTTGAGTAGGAAGTGCGATTTTTCCCCGAAGTCGTCCGGATAATAGGGCAGTTTTAGTTTGGGTCCTTAGATACTCCCTGCACGAAATTCATATACTCGGTGATGAATATACTCATTTCCTCGAAATCGTAATTTTCCGATATGATTCTCGGTGATATCTTTTTCTTCTGCAGATTGTTTGACATGGTCTCTGCCACTACCTCTGCCATGGTGTCCATTGCATCATCGAGTGAAATCTGGCTGGTGTCTAAGCTCTGTACTGCTGCCAGCTTGTGGAACGTAGCCTTGACCGGCATCTTGACTGTGAGCTTCTCGCCCTCCTTGTGGATTATTTCTCCATTCTTTCCCTTGATGTCATAGTCCTTGAGTGTGACGTGGAAAAATCTTCTCTTGATCTGATTGAAATTTAGTGCGTAGCTTGCCATTTTCTTTCCTTTCTTCTGAAAAGCGGCAGCTCAGACCTACTGTGCTGCCGTACATTTTTTATTCTTTCGGGTTCGCTGCCTGGCTTGCAGTGCCGCTCTCCTCGTAGAAATCGATAAGGGTACCCTCTTCATCCATCGGCTCTGCTTTAAACTCTGCATCTGTGACAGTTTCCTTGTCTTTTGCAAAAGCGAGTGAAAAGCCTGCCTGATTGCTTCCAACAATCATCACGTAAAGGTCTCCGTCGACCGGATCCTCGTAGTGGAAACAGATAACATACTTTTCTCTTCTCTGATTAGAAATTCCGCCGAATTTCACTCTCTTGTATGTTTTCTTATTTTTTCCTGTGAACTCGCTGACGCGTGCAGTGTCGCACATCTGCTTGAATACCTGCGAGTTGAATGTCATAATACCTGTCTTGAGCGTTACCTCTTCCTCAGTCATGACGGTCTTACTCTTTTTACCGGAGTCATCCTTGGCTGTGTAGTATGATGGCTTGTACTCAAGCGTAGCGCCGCCGGAGATATACGCCATTCTGTTTGTTTCTTTGCAAAATTCTGTCGGATCCGGCACTGTTCCTGAGAATGTCTCAATATGCACATTTCCCGAACCTAAGATAATTTGTTCTTTCTCTTCCATCTTTTTCTCCTTTTCAAATTTTTTCGGTGATATCAAAGTCGTATGACGTCTGTACCATGTTCTCGCTGTCAATTTTCACCTGGTTCTTTCTGAATTCAACATCAAACAGAACCTCGCGCTCAATTCTTGATTCGATTGTTTTGTCCGGCTTTCTGTCAGTGTACAGCTCGAATGAAGCACTTATGTCTCTAATCATATTCTTCTGATCAGAGCCACGCTGTGTCTCATCTATCAGGTAACAGATGTAAGGTAATGTGGGTGCCGGTGTTCTGCTTGTTATTGTGAACTCATTAAGAGCCATCGGAAGATTAAGCTTCCTGAAGCGCTCGATGATTGTATCCAGTGTCATAGTCTTTCTATCCCTTCGCTTATTCCTTTAACGAAACGCTCCTCTGCTTCTTTCTCGACAGGAGCGATGTGTTCAAACGCTCTGACTCTGCCCGAGCCATTGCGCTTTACGTGACCTTTTTCAAGCAGGTGTGTCAGCTGATAGTGCTTTTTGTTGTAAACTGAGTATGTGACCTCTCCTGTCAGCTTTGAGACTCTTTTCTCTCTGATTTTGGAGTCCCAGTCTTTGGTATACTTTCCGGTTCTTTCCCGGTATGGTCCGCCCTTTTTCAGCTCGTCGGATGACCACTCTGCAGTGTCCTTTGCCTGTTCATTGACTATCTCTGTGACTGTTCCTGTGTAGTCCTCCATGAGCTTGTTGAGGGTTTCCGCAAGCTCGTCTGATGTGATTTTAACCTCCATACCTGCCTACTCTCTCTGCCGCATACAGCTCTATCCTGTCATCGTTTCTCGGTCCGTATGTACGGTATATGGTGAGGCGCTTGCCGTCGTATATGCACTCCGGCTGCCCGTCATATTCGTTATTCCAGACTGTGAACTTATTTGAGGCCTTGAAGCCTCTCTCTCCTGCTGCCACGAATTCATCTCGGCCGGTGCTTTCGACTTCCGCAAAAACTTCTGTCTTCTCGTCAGTTTCATCAGTCTCGCCCGGATGTATAAGAGTAATTAATGCATCCATAGCGTCACTCCTTTGGCCGTCTGTAATTTCCGCCTTTAATTTTGGTGAGTGTCATGTTGTAGCACTCAATCAGGCGCTCGTAATCGCTGTTGATTGAGTAATTTGCCTTAACGTAATTAAGCACCGCCTCAATCACGAGAGGGTCTTCCAGCTCATCAATGTATGTCTGATGTACTCCGATTCTTTTTAAGTCTGTGAGTGCGACATCGATAAGCTGGCTTATGTCATCGTCCAGCATGTCAGTGGAGCTTTTTCTCACTCTGATTTTAGCTTTGTCTAGCAATTCCTCTCTCGTCATTTAAGCTTCTCCTTTTACGCGCCCGCTTTCTTTACACGGATAAATCCATTCTTGGAAGCTACTGAGCCTCCTACGAAGATATCTGCACGGTAAGCAACCTGTCCCTGCTTGAACTTGTAGTCGGTTGACTTTCTAGCATCGATATCAGAGAAGATTGCAAGCTCGTAGTTCTCAAGCGGTCCGTATGCCATCTCGTAAGAGCCTGCTGCTGTAGCCGGATCCGAAATGGCCTTGCATGCGCTGTTGATAATGTACGGTACTCCGTCAATGGTTCCTGTGTTGCCGTGGTTTACGATCGTGTAAACCTTTCTGCCCTGCTTGTCTCTGAGCTTTGCAAAGGCCTTAAGGTCTTTCTTGTTGAGAATGAGAACCGCGATGTCCTCGACCTCTTCCTCTCCGCCATAGCTGTAGATGATTTCATCGAGGGTATCTGATGCAATCTCTGTGATTGTGGTGATATCCGTCTTAGGATCAATGACCTGCTCATTCTCCTGTACCGGATTGTAGAAAATACCTTTAAGCTTTGATGTTGTACCATCTCCGATAAGGATCTGACGGCTGATGTATCTCCTAATAGCCATTGTCACGGATGACTCGACTACTCCGTCATAGTCAGCATCGGGAAGCTTGATCATTTCCTCAGGCTCCTCTGTGTATGCTGTGATCTTCTCTTTCTTGATTGTCACATATCCAAATTTTGGCTCGGTCGGGTTGTAATCTGCACCCTCCTCTGATGTGCCGGCGCCGTCTCCGTATGACTCAACATATCCTCTCTGATAAGTCTCTCCACCCGGTAATGGGATGGTCTTAACTCTGTCTATAAGGCTTGATACATCGTTAAAGGTTGGCTTCAGGTCTGATGCCTCGTGTGATGGGAGCACCGTCTGAGCTGTGGATAGAGCATTTTTAATTTTTTTCGACACGAGCTTTGCAGCAAATTTTACTGTATTGCCGTTTTTGATGTTTTTTCCGCGCTCTGAAATCTGGTCAAGTGCTCCATTTGAGCCCTCACCTTTCTTTGCGTCATCATCAGAAGCGCCTGCCTCTGATGCCATAGTTGCAAGTCTCTGTCTTGCCCTTGCGTCCTGGAGGATGCCGTTGATAATGTCAGCCTCCTCAAGAATCTGATCAAGTACCTCGCCATCTTCATCCTTTGCGAATGAATTAAGCTCTTTAAGTCTTGCTTTCAAGTCTTTTACACTCATGGAAATGAGCGCATCTTTAGTTAGTGCTGTGTACTCCATGTTAATCTCCTTTCGTGAAGTTATTTATTGTGATTTTTTTGATTTGATCACGCTTTTTTGTAGCCTGATTACGCTTAGCGTTGTCTGCAGCATCTTTGTTCTTTCGGGCTGAATCCATCGTTTTTTTGACGTTCTCCGGAATGTCAGCGTAATCTGTGACTGCTGCCGCGTATCCTTTTGTATCTGTCACCTCGATATCGAAGTATTCAGACGCATCAGCTCCGTTCAGCCATGTCTCTTTGTCCATCAGTTCCTTGATGGTGTCGATAGATACACCTTCTTTCAGGTGTTCTGCATAGATATTCACAATGCCTGTGGATATCTGGTCTAGGTCATCTGCCATCTTTCGCAGTTCTTCCGCATTACCTGTCGCTGACGTCCACGGATTGTGAATCATCAGAAATGCATTTGACGGTATCGTGGGCTTATTGGAGCCTGCGAATGCAATTACCGAAGCTATCGAGCCGGCAAGTCCATCAACGTATACGTTCACCTTATTGGACTGTGCATGACGCCTCAGCATGTTGTAGATTGCTATTCCGGCAAATACCGAGCCTCCACCGCTGTTGATATATACATTCAGGTCCTTGCCCTGCTGCTCGTTAAGGAAATTCTTGATTGCATCCGGATACTGGTCTTCATCCTGCCATGCTCCCCACCAGTCTGAGACAATATCTCCATAGAAAAATAGGTCAGCGCTTGTATCAGTTTGATTTTTGATTTCCAAGTTTTTAAATAATGGCACGTTAATCACCTCCTGTCTGATTTGCTCCGCTATTGGAATTACCACCAGAGCCTATCTGATATATGCTCTGTTCGTCTGCCTTGACATAATTGAGAGATACCATTCTTACATCGCCGTCCTCAATCGGTTCATAGTACAGCAGCTCTCTGTACTCGTTGATGGTGATTATTCCACGGTCGAAGAGCTGAGCTCCGATGTTCGTCCTTGTCTGCAGTGAGGCACACTGCAGTCTGTCAGCGGTGAACACTATCTTGTTACCACACCCGCGCTCGCGCTCTGATAGCAGCTTGAAGGTGCACTCAAGTGAGAGCTGTATCGCTATCGGTTCAATCACCGCCTCATAAAATGCATTCCACTCTGCCTCATCGAACAAGCTCATGAGAATCTTGTCATTGCAGTTGTAGTACCTGTAGATATTTTCTCGCAGGAACTGACTCTGCACCGTCGGTATGGTCTGTGTCTTCTGATTGATTTCATGGAAATCTGTCGAAGAATCAAGACCGCCAAGACCGCCCTCGTTGGATGCATCCATATATGCTTTTTGGAAGTTCACGACCTTCTCTTTCAGCTCATCCTCGTCGATGAAGTTGTTATATTTCAGATATCCCTTGAGGTTCGCTGACTGTCTGACCACGTTTCTTAGTGATTCTGCTGTCACATCCAACAGCTCCAGCGAGGTCTTGAGCTGTGCATCGGGTGGAGTACCTAAGAATCTCTTTTTGTTGTAACGTGATTTCAGATGGATGACCGCCTGATATGGCACTGTATATTCCTTGCCGTCATAGTCCCATGTGAACTTAAAAAACGTATTGCCCTTCTCATCGTCCCATATGCGGTGTGATGTGGTCGTAATGGGATTGATGGACTTCACTTTCGTGAAATCGTCGTTGTAGAATATGACTGCAAAGGCATTTGATCTGTATACCAGGTCTGATGCCATCTTGTAGAGTGCGTCATACGGTGTCATTTCCGGACTCCATCTCAGCGATAGCAATCTTGCCAAATAGTCGTCTCTGACAGTCAACCCCTTGGCATCATGCCTTACAAGCTGTGGCTTGAGCTTTCCGCAGTTTGTGCCTATGCAGTTTGCAATGGCTCCAACTATATCACTCTCGTATAGATCGCTACTCGGCTGATACTCGCCTCGTGATATGAGCAGAGGCATATATTTCCATTTTTTAAAATTGGCCAAATCTTTAAGTATTCCCGTCCGTCTCACCCCTTTCCTGTCTGCCTCAGTATCATGCTATCAAAAAAAGCCGGTCAATTCTGATATGATTGACCGACTTATCTTTTTAGGTTTTTTAACTGGTTTCCGTACTCCTTGTGGTACTTCATCTTGACTGTCAGTGCATCTATCACTGCCATAGTTCCATCTATGTGTGCCCGGGGCTCTATCTTTACAGGCTTCATTCTTGAATCGTTTATGTCGATGTCTACAGCTACATTCAGGAAATGAGCCTTTAGCAGATTATTGGCACCGATTTCAATTTTTTTGTCCTTTAGATTGCCCTCAAATGCATGTAGGACCGGTGTGAGGTTGGTTCCCTGATATACATCATCCACCTTGAAGCCGCTCTCCTTCATGTCCTGTATCAGATACTGTGAGGAGTAACGGTCGTAGCCTGTCATGAGCGGCTTGATTTTGTATATCCGAACCAGGTCTATGAACCATTGGAACACATCCCTGTACTGAATCTGATTCTCTCCGGATATTCTCAGGAAGCCCTGCTGCAAAAATATGTCATACGGCACTCCCTCCTCTTCGATTGCCCTCTTGTAACGCTCAAGTGGCATCCAAAACTGCGCGAAGATGTAATCAATGCCGTCCTTTTCTATGTCGACTGCTGCCGCCGTAAGGTCTGTTGTCTTAGACAGATCGATACCGCCGACACAATAGTATCCCTTGAAATCTTCAAGACTCAGCTTCACAGGTGACTTGTCCGCTTTCTTTCTCTGGCATCGCTCCACATCCTCGTAGCTCAGCCATGCAACAGAGCTGTTCTGCTTGATGTTGCAATATTTGCAGAGAAACTCTGATTTTTTCGACAGTGAGCCTTTTGCAATCTTGATTTCATCAATGTAGAACGACTCCGGGATTGCAACTCCCATGTTCGGGCTTGCTTTCCTTAGTTCATCTATGTTGTCCCATTTTTCGATGTCGTCAATCATGTACAAAAAAGGCAGAAATCGTACTTCCTGTGATGAACCTCTCAGAAACGCTGTCGCACGCCTGAAAAGCTCATCAAAGATACCGTCATTGACATAGCCGGCCGTAGATGTTGAAATGGTCAACGGCTCGTTTCTTGTGCCGGTACCGGATTTCATTACTTCATACTGTTTCAAGCCCTGCGGTCCCGGCCATGCTTCCATCTCATCATTGATGGTACATGATGGGTTAAAACCATCCGCTTTCTTGGCATTAAATGCAAGCTTCTTAATTGTCGTGTTCAGGCTCTCGATGTAGATGTCGGAGCGCCTTTTCTTGGTCAGTTCATTTAGCTCGTCATCTGCCTGTACTATCTGGTAAAAGTCATTGTACACAATCTCCGCCTGGTCTAATTTTGGTGCAAGGCAGTAGAGCTCACCGCCGTACTCTCCATCGACAAATGCACTGTACGCCATAATTGCTGCAGCTAAAATGCTCTTGCCGTTCTTTCTTGCGATGAGGATGAATACTTCCCTGAACTGCCTATATCCGGAATCCTTATCAATGATACCGAATATTGTAGACACAAGAGCCTTCTGCCATAGCTCCAGCTTGATGAGGTCGCTCCTTCCTTTGTTGTGGTGGCAGAAACTCTCTATGAAGTTGATGGCTCTTTGTGCTTTGCTGTCATCATACAGCCAGCGTCCGGAGTCAATTCCCGCAATTATGATGGTGTAGAGGAGTATGATCCATTCTCCGGCTATGATTTCGCCTGATGTAATTTTCTCATAATACTCACGGATATAGCCGCCCTGCTGCTTTTTCCTTCTTGGCATATTACTCTCTCATGGCCGCAAGCCTTGATACTTTTTTCTTCTCGTGTACCGGAAGATAGTCTATCAGGCTGTTTATGATGCTCGAATACTGCTTGGAATACTTGTCGTAAATTGTGGCTGACGGATGTGCCTTGGTGAACTTCTGAGCCGCGTTCCTGGTCTCAATCGTAAGCCCCTCTTTTTTGAGCTCCTCTTTTGCCTGATAGCATGCCACTTTTAGGAAAGCGGCTTCATCAATCAGTGAAAAAATGAGTTCTTTTCGCGCCGGATCGTCTACGCTCTCGAAAAGTTTTCTAAGATTTTCTATTTCTTTTTTGATTCTTGCGTTTGTCAGCTTATTTACTCTTTTTTTAGGTTTTGTCGGGCTTTTTTGTGTTTCTTCTGTCAATTTTATCCCCCCTCTTATTGTGCGCGACCTTGCGGAGTAAAATTTAGGTTGCTCCCTCGGTTCCTAGGGCGTCGTGCCATACGTGCACCCCGGGGGGTGCTGTCGCGCAAAATTATTTCTGTGTGTTCGATTTACGTTCGATTTGAATTATATTGCCGTATTCATCGAATCTGTATCGCTTCTCATACTTGCTCTTATGCTCTTCGTTGTGGTGCCTTGCGCAAAGAAGCTCAAGGTTGTCGAACGACAATGTAACTCTTGGGTTGTTAATATTCTCAGGCGTTATGTGCTTCTTGTGGTGTACAATGATTCCCGGCTCGACATCCTTGAGTGTTATCCTGCCCTCTGCCAGCTCCTTTGTACAGCGCTCACACATGCCACGCTGTAGCTTGTAGTATGCATCGCGTGTGTTCTTCCATGCCTGTGAGTGATAGAAAGCCTGTGCGTATTCCTTGGCCATGTTCTCTCCTTTGTGCATATGATACTATGTGTTGTCGTGTGATTGTGATACATCTATCATGTCCATGTGTACAGCCACTAGGTACATGAGCCTTGATCTGTAGCGGTAGAACAGAGACCTGCAGACCATGGTATCTCCCAGCATCTCCCAAGGTGTGTTGTACTGTATGCTCTCATAGAGCTTATCTATGAGAGCCTTGCGTGTAGATGCCGTGAATCCGTCAAGCTTCAGTTCTTTCATGGCGGCTTTGATAGCATTGTCCACCTTGATATCAAACGCTGTGGCTGTGCCTCTTCTGATGCGTTTCTTTCGCTCCTTGTCTGAGTGTATGAGTGCCTTAACTATTCTCTTGTAATCTTCTCCAAGGTATTCCATCGTGCCTCCTCAATTCCTAACCATGCGAGCGTATATGTAAAATGCTGCATTGATACCGTTATACTTGACCTCCGCATCCAGGAACTTGTAGCCCGGATATTCTTTGGTGAGCTCTGCCTCTAATACTGTGTGGTCTTTGGCCATCCTCTCGACACGGCGCTTCTTGAACTTGCTATAGCTCTTTGTCGGCTCCGGTGGCTTCTTTAAGTTTCTTGAGCTTACCCACCGCTTAGTACCGTGTGGATTTCTTGATATATATTCTCCTAAACCTGTGATGAGAAAATCATCATCAGGTGATATTCTTCGTGTGTTGGGTCTGTCGCATTTATTCCAGATTGATTCCAGCTCGTCTCTGTCCATGCCGTCTCCGGTCATGAGAATGTGGAAATGTGGTCTCACATACCCATCAAATGCGAGCACGTATATGTACTTGATGTTTCCAAGTCCTTTTCTTTTTCTCCGGTAATTTATCTTTGCAATAAAATTCTTGATATCTTTTCTTGCTCTCTCTTCATCTGCCGGAAGCTTGTCGTCGTTCCACCCGAACGTGCACCATAAGTCGCCTTTTCCAAAGTTGATGTTTCCAAGCCTTATCAGATACCGCCTTGCATTTTTATCATTCAGGTTCCTTTGAGCTTTGCTTGATGGTCTCTTCTTAGTCTTCGGCATGTCACTGAGCCTTGGGTAGCTCGGGTATATCTGAGCTTCAAGGAGAGTGGTCTGTGACTTTATGTTGGTGCACTTCGTGGTGGCTGTTCTGTACAGGCAGTTTACCTTGCCCTCTTTGAGAAGCTTCTCAAGCCTCTCCTCCTCGGTGTCATCTATGTATTTTTTGAAAGCCTCTTCGTAGTCGTAATTGTCGTATCTTCTCATACTGTGTACTCTTAAATATTAAAATCCCTCATATGTTACTACCCATTACAAGGACGATAAAGAATTTTTATCTACTATATTATGGGTTTACTGCTGCCTCTGTGCCGCTCTCATCTTTCTGTTGTATTCAGCCTGATACAGCAGCTTTTTGTCTGTTGTCAGAACGACTCGTTTAAGAGTGGTCTCATACTTTTTTAATTTTTCGCACGTTTGTTCCCATTCTTTCCATGTTTCTTTTTTCACGCTATCTTTTTTCATGATTTTTCCTTTCCTCTATATATGTAGAGACACAGCCTGCTTGTGCAAGCTGTGTATACATGTCTTATAGTATTTGCAGGCCGGTGTGCAGTCGATAGAATCAAATTCACACTTTTTGGTTTTTATTGGCTTTATGTCGCTCAATGTTCTGCTCTTCAACTGCTGCCTCCTTCGGCTCATATCCCATGCACTTTATTGGTCTGCTTGGTTTGCCGCATTTTTCATAATATTTGCAATTCTGACATTCATTTCTGTTCATTGTGTTTCGTCCTATTTGATTTTGTACTGATGCAAGCGATATATATCTAATTTTGTCCATCACCGCTCTCCTTATCCGGAAGTTTGGCTAGTTTCCACGGTGTACACCTATTGCCACTCCACGATGTTGATCCATTGTTCCAAACGTAAACTCTTCCATTCTCATATTTCGCAAAATATCTTTTAACCCACTTGGAAAAAATATTATCTCTTACCAGTATTGGTGTATCAACTGCAACTTTTGACCAGTCAACAGGTCTTGACAGTGTGCTTCTATCACTCAACTGCTCCACTACTTTATCCACATCATAGTCGGTTGACACTTCATCTGCCTTATCAATGAGGGTATTTAAAAGCCAATAGCTATTGATTACATCCTTTTCGTGGTTGTAAGTGTCTTTTAAATGCTCTATCAATTTATCTGCATCAATCAGTCTCATTCTCTACCTCACTTTTTGTTGCCTCTTCCTCTCTGATATTCACTATGTTCTGACAGCCACAATGTGGGCAGTCGAATGCCTCAAATGTCTTTGATGCTTTTTTCAGACATTCCAGCGCTCCTATCTTTTCTGCCGCCAAATATCTATTTTCCTTTATTAATTTGAATCTTTTTCCACATATTTTGCACTTCATATTATTATCCTCCTGAGGTAAAGGGAGCTGGGTAAGGGCTCCCTTGTGTGTTAAATGGCTTACAAATCAGTTTTCGTGATATAAATAATTCGCATGCCAAGTTTCTTTCGCTTTCGCAGGTGTTTCAACCTATAGTTCGTAGTGAGGCGTCTCTACCCAGTAGAAATCTACTCCCGAAAGGAGCCTTAAGACCTCAAGCTCCGGCTTGTAGGCGGGACTCGTGAAGCATATCCCGACTGCCATCTCGTCATTACATGACACGAGCCAGTCTCCGTGCACTGCGAAGGTGCTTGGTGGATTTTCGTCATCGCGGCACTTATCTGGGTTGACCATGGCCAAGCGCGCGTCGTTGATGAGGCGTGCTCCGCCCGGTGTCTTTACTACCGTCATCATATTATCGTTCTGCATGATCTTAATCGGTGAGATTAGTGCTTCCTTTGTATCCTCCGCCATGTCCCACAGGAGCGGTTTTCTTTCTGTTTCAAACTGTGGGTCGTGTCCTTTCTGGTATGTCATGAACTCGCCCTTTTCCGGTGCAAGACCGCATGTCTTGATTACGGTACCTAAAAATTCTTTTGTGATTTTTGCTTTGTCAGCTTCCACCATCCAGCCGGTACCGTTTAGGATGTACATGCCTTTCTCTGTGAGACCGAACTTGACGCCCCACGTTTTGTAATCAGTTTTTAAAATTTTTTCTAGTTTTGCGCAATCTATAAACATTCCGTCCCTCCTATTCCTGCGATATAAAACATGTCCTGATGCAGGATACATGTCTTGAGTCCGTGTCTCTTAACAACTGTGAAGTATTTCATTACATCAACTATCTCAAGCGTTTCTTTGCCTGTAGGCTCATCATCCTCACGCCCTCGCTGATCTGCTCTTATTCTGCGATAATCTACACAGACGGTTCTCTTGCCCTGCAGGTGGTCTATAACCTGCTGCCTTATCTGTTCAATAGACAGCCCTCCTATCGGTTCTCGTGCTGCTCTGTTGAGGTCCTGTGCGAATG